CGCCCGATAAGGTAACCACACAGGCAACAGCCGCAACCAACCAACCAACCAACCAACCAACCAACCAACCAACCAACCAACCAACCAACCAACCAACCAACCAACCAACCAACACACCATGAATACCCAGAACGGAAATCCGACACGCGCCGAGAACATCGAAACCGCCACCACGCCCACATATCGAAACGAGCGCGCTATTCTCCGCGCTACGGTTTCCGCGCTGCTCTCGGCGGGCTATGTGGTTCGCATGGATGATGGAGAGGAAACGAGCGAACCGCTCACCACGCCGAGCGCTTGCGTCGAATGGTGCTCGTGGGATGATAAATCAGGCGGGCGCATGCTCTGGAATCTTGACGATTTCTACGTGCGCGCCGAGCGCGATGGGAAAGGGGCGCGCGTGTGGTTTATCGTATCTAACGGAAATGACGGGCGGGATGTGGTCTCTGATTATTCCTGCTCGCTGGAATCCATCATGGACCCGATTCTCTCGGAATTCGCATAGGACCACACACACACCACACCACACCACACCACACCACACCACACCACACCACACCACACACCATGAACACACCCACAAACTATATAGAAGCCTGCACCTTGCTAGGCTCCCGAGACTCTCGCAAGATCGCAAATAATACATACCTGGAGAGGATGGATTCTGGAAATATAAGCGTACGGTTGCACGATACCTTCGTTGTACGCTTTGAACCTAAAGGGACGGTCAGGCTACACTCGGGAGGGTGGCAAACAGTGACCACCAAAGAGAGGATCAACCGCTACTTGCCCGCCGGGTTCAAACTCTACCAAAAAGCGCGCGCATGGTATCTCGACACACCCGCCGGGGTGGTGGACTACTCGGACGGACTCTCCATCACTCCCGGGGACGACGGCGGCCCCTTCAAGCTAGAATATATCTCAGGACGCTAACGCATGAGCGCAAAGATAATCAGCCGCTGGCGCGCGTTCCTTGACGAGTCCAACCCTTTCGAGCATCAAGGAGAAGCATTGCTAGAATTCGTAGGGGCAGCGGTTGCGCCGGATTGGTCTAGCTGCCCCGTGGCAGGGTTCGCGCCCGAGATGTGTGTAGAGTTCCGCACGCTCTCTCATGCCATCGGCGAGATTTACATAGAGAAGGGCGAGAACGCACGGGCGGAAGCCTTCCGCGCCGCCCCTCCCTTGTTTCACCTTGGCTGTTACTTCGGGGACGCGCTGGAAGCTATGGGCGAGGCTTATAGCTTAGGCGACGTCGAGGGGCAGAGAACAGCCCTAGACGCTGCCAGGGCGGCTTGGCTGCGTATCTCGATGTGGTGTGGTGGGTGCGGCTCTTCGATCCAGGGGAGGGCGTAACACCATGGACGAAACATGGGAAGGGTTGCCAGAGCTTCACGGCTACGAAGTCAGCACAGCAGGCCGGGTCCGCAAGTGGACCACGTACCGAGGCAGGGCGCAGCCTAAACTATATACCGGCTCGTCTCTATCGGGGCTGGTATATTTCAAGATTCGGGGTGAGTCTTACCACATAGCCGAGCTTATGCACCAAGCCTTCGGAGATGAGGCGGACAAGATGGACGCATCCTACGACCCCCGCGACCGCGACCGCTACCGCGATTTGACAGCACATGAGGAAAACGAAATCCGAACGGTAGAGGGTCTGAAGCCTGCCTATGAAGTGGCCGAGGATTTTCGCATTGACTCGGAGAAGGTCCGTCGAATCTGGGACCGGGGCGGTTATGATGAGAGAGGCTGATAGAGAAGCTCTGGGCAACTTGCTACGGAGACGCGCGATAGTAGCAGGACTGATGGAGCATACGCGCGCCCAGATAGATAGTATCATGGAAGGTCTGGAGGACAGCACGCGCGTTGACCAAGAAGAGATAGCGCGACTAAGGGCGCTTGTTTTTCAAGGCAAAGTTTTAGTTAGAGTTATGTACCGAATCGCGAGAGAGGCAGTAGCGCTCTCCGAAAGAGTCAACGCGCCAACCATCAATCCTGACGAGCTAGACGTACCCAACCACTTACCAAAAGAATTATGAAAGACCTGAACCCAACCAATATATCACGCCTAGCCGAGGCTCTCTTGGCCGCCGAAGACCGCGCCGATTTGCATATGATGGCAGCCGACACATGCGATCTAACCGGACTACTAAACCGAAGAGGACTAAAGAGGCGCGCAGGGTCGAGAGACTGGGGATGGTACGTCGCGGCGGACCTCGACGGCTTCAAGGACGCGCAGGATCGGCCGGGGCGAGGCCATGCGTACGGGGATGGCGCACTTGTAGAGTTCGCCGACTTCCTCACGACGAACACGAGGCAGCGAGATATGAGAGCAAAGGACTTACTCGTCGCTAGGACGGGAGGCGACGAGTTCTTACTCTGGACCGAGACGCGCGTAGGGGCTCGTCGCATCTTGGAAGCCATCCGCGAGTGGACCTCCGAGGATGGTGAAGTGAGCGCAAGTGCGGGCATGGGAGAGACCGTGGAAGCAGCAGACGACGCCCTCTACTCCAACAAACTTACACGGAAGGGACATTGACGAACTACCAAGATAGGGGGCATCACGACGAGAGATGCTCCCATCCAAGGTGTAGGGCTGAGAGCCAGATCCGCCTGCTCGCAGGCGCAACAGTTGTAAACCCTTCCCACGAAATCCAGTTGTGCGACGAGCACTATGAGATTCTCTGCGCGTCGGTGAGGGATCACTACAGGAGGCTGCGCTGATGCTCGTGCGACATTTCCGGCATACAACCAAACCCAAGACAGGAGCGGCATTTCTAATGTTCGACGCAATCAAATCAGGCTTCAAGCGAGCCCGAGACACCTTCAGCCCTCTATTCAAAGCACAGGGCACCGACACACCGACACAGAACGAGATGCGCCTCGACGCCGACGAGTGGCAAGTAAAGCGCAAGCTAGGTGCGTCCTTCTTTACTCGACGCCTGAACGAGAACGCCCGGGTGGCACGCATCGCCTCGCTGAACGAGGGGGAGTTCGAGCTAGCTCGCGCGAGGGGGTGGGTCCGATGAGCGCTAAGATCACGAACCCGACCAAGCCTAGCGAGTGCGCGGCTGCCATGTCACTGTCAGAGGACGATGCGGAGCACCCGTACGCTTCGATCTTCTACACATCGCATGAGGGGCTCATTACGTTCTTCGGGCTCAAGGTGAGCGGCACGCGCACCGTGGAGGAAGGGGCCTTGCTCGTCTACGGTGACGACACGGACCCTGACAAGGCCTCGCCGATCATCGTCGGCACGCTTGAGGCCGGGCGCATGGAGATCGGCGACGGACGGCAGAGGTCGAGCATTACGCTCGGCGGTCAAGACGCAGCCACCGACTTCGTTTCGATCATCCGCATGGTGTACTCGATGGAGGCACATGGACAGGCTGCCGAGTAGACCCCTCGAAGCGCGAGCAAGGCTGAGAATTTCACTCCCCAGGTTTTTTCGAGAAGCGCCTTGACTATCGGCACGGGGGTTGTATTATGACCACATACCCTCCCGCACCCTATATAACCCTCGCCTCACAAATGAAGTACCTCCTGATCCTGGCAACGCTGGCAGCCATGCCTCTCACCTGTAACCATACCTCTGGCGGCGGTCACGCCGAACCAGCCTTTCACGTGCCTGCCCTGACCCCCACCAACAAGCACAAGGGCGACCACCCGCCGCGCCTGCGCAAGAAACCCCTGCCGCCGGTTTAGATAGGACCCTGACGCGCGACTCAAATAAACCCAAAACAATACTTGACTCTCGGACGTGAGAGTGTATACTGACTCTATGAAAGAAAACAGAATGAAAAGAACCTCCAACCTAGTGGCGATATGGGCCTCGTGCCTGCTGCTGGCAAGTCTAGGCTTGTCGCAAAATCCCTTTCCCGTCGGCCCCAATCCGTTATCTCCCTACGCTGGGCCGACCGGAGGAGGATCGCCACCAGGGGCCACTCCTCCGCAGCAGCAGCTCCCGGCGCAAAGCGCCACCTGCTGCTTTCCCCTAGCCATCCACTATTGGCGTTTTTCGGTGTCCGCGACGCACGCAGGCACTGCCAGCAACCTAGTGTTATCTGCTCTGCCTGCGAATGTCTCCTCGACTGGCGTGTCGGGAGGTGCGGTGATCGCGGCTGGGCACCACCTAGTCATCTGCAACGTAGACATCACCACGACCAACATGGCTACCGTGTCGCCCGATCTGGTGCGTGTCGAGCAGCTCGGAGGGACCTTCGAGCGTCTCCTACACAGCACGGCGACCCAAGGCTTCAGAGGCAACTTGCTGGTTATGGCAGACGAGCCTGTCGGCGCAGGACTCGCCTTGCGTCCAGCAATCACAGGGCAGCCGTGGACTGGCGAGGTCACCATCTCAGGGTACTGGATCTCGCAATAAAATGAAGATAGACGAAAGCATACACCTAGACTTGATGACCAGCGCAGGCATGGTGCAGATCCTGACCTATGTCGGCAGCATTATTGCCCTCTTGTTGTTCAGCGTGATGCTCTCGCCGCCCGACAGGGAGGGGCGTAAGATGTCTCGCCGCGAAACGCCTAGCGAGGCGGCGCAGACGAAAGAAGCCTACCTCTCCAGGCACACACCTTGAACAACAAACAACCTCGAACCTAATCCAAATGCACCTACATCCTAAAATGGACTCTAACCACCCGGCACGCAAGCACCGATACACGACCACGAACGCGGGGGTGAAAATTTACTCGCCCGATCAGTTCAAAGCCTGCGAGGTGCGATTGTCGGACATCATGGACGGCATCTCGAAAATCTGCCGGTACAACGGGCAGATCGACCGCTTCTACTCGGTGGCCGAGCACTCGGTCCTCGTGTCGGTCATGGCCGAGCTGGCAGGCGACGAGGATGCGATCCTCCCGGCCCTGTTCCACGACGCGCACGAGGCGTACAGTGGAGACCTACCCACGCCACATAAGACTATGGTGCGCGGACTCGCCAAGTTCGAGGAAGGATACGCGCTGACCGTGCGTGAAGCGTTGAACCTGCCTGCCCCCGAAGATCCCTTGTGGGATAGGGTTGCGCAGTACGACATGCAGATCCTCCACCGCGAGCTGTCCGTGCTACGCAGAGGCAACCTCCCGTACTGGCACGACCCCGAGGTGGAGACCCTCGTCCCCGCGCAAGTACAACCTGTAGGGTTCGAGTGGCAGGAAGCACGGGCCTTGTTCCGCCGACGAGTGCGGGAGCTGCGCTCGTCGTACTCGGGGGGAAATCTCTAGGAAGTCCTTGACCTCGGGGGTTAGGTGAGGTAAGGTGTCTGGGGCTGGATCAAGGACCGGCCCGGACTCCAGCAACATCCTTCTGCACATATATGAACATCTCAGCATTCAGCACCAAGAGGTCCGTTGGCCTAAAACGACTGGCCGATCTATCCAACGAGGACATCCTACCTCTCGCATCGTCGATCAACCTAACCGAAGGAATCGACCTGGACGAAGCCTTATCGCGCAAGTGGGACACAGATGCCCATTTTGTCGCCTACGTCGCCGACGACGGAGCGGGCGAGGAGATGTACGCCAGGATCAACAAAGGCGCTTTCCTCCAACAACTAGAGCAGGCCGGGGGCCGCGTGGTGGTGCGCGCCCTAGTCTTTGACCACGACCTGCCTCGTAACGCTGAGAACGAGAAGCAAGAGTGGTCCGCCGAGAGCTTAGAGTCCTTCCTTGAGGACTTGGATGAAGCTCTCGGCAATTCCAACCTGGAGCCGACCTCGTGGTACTCCACGCTACACGGCTCAAGGTTCGTGTACGAGCTGACCGAGCCGGTCGCCCCACTCGATGCCGAGGCGCTCATGCTTGGCATCATGGCCGAGTTCAAGAAGCGTGGCATCGAGCTAGACGATGCGTGCAAGGACTGGACGAGGATGTTCCGCCTGCCTAACGTCGAGCGCGAGGGTCATGGACGGTACGAGGCACAGCTCGTCACGGGCGGCCCGAAGTTCGACCCGACCGACGCTCCGAGAGGAGTGGCGGCGAAGGTCGAACTATCTGCCGAGGTCGATCAGTACGAGGGTGAGATGCCCTCGCCTGACGAAGTGGCCGAGCTGCTCGAAGAGGCGAAGGAGAACGGCCGCAAATATAAAACCGAACTCGTAAAGCGAGCGAAGATCATGCTGCAAGGGCGCGAGTCTGAAGGCATCGTGTTCGAGCACAAACCGATCGTGCGCGGCGACACCAACTGGAACAATCAAGTGCTTCGCATCATCTCCTCAGTGGTAGGGATGATGAGCGAAGAGGCAAGCACTTCGCCCGAGGGTATCTATGCACTGCTGCACGGTGCAATCGAGCAACTCCAGGATCGGGAGATGCGCGGCACCAATGAGACGGACTGGTATGCAACCTGCTGGGATCTCATCTGCCGCATGTGGGCGAAGGAAGATGCCAAGCTCGCGGCCCGTCGCCAGGAGCACGAGGTCAAACAGGCGCAAGCCGAGGTGCAGCGTGAGGAGCTGCTCGATCAACTCCGCGAGGCGCGTCCTGACGACGTACCTACCGACTCGGAGGAAGCCGCGCTCTGGCAGATGCGCCGCATGATCGCGTCGAGCGGCTCGCAGCACTACGTCATGCGTGCGAACGGTGACTACAACATCAACCCCTGCCCCGACTCGCTGCTGATCCCGATGATCCGACGACTGAGCATGGAGGATATGATCCCGGTCACGGAAGTGGTCGGCAAGTCCTTGAAGATCCGATCGACCCGAGACATCATCGCCGACCATGCCATGCCTATCGTGGACATCGAAGCGTCTGCCCTCGCGGACGTTGCGTTCATCGACGGTGAGCCCGGCTATGACAAGCTGCACATCCCGGTCCACCGTCTGAACGACAAGCTAGTGCCGGTGTTCGACCCTCGCGTTGATGAGTGGCTCACCGCCCTAGGTGGAGACAAGGCCGACTTGCTCAAGGAGTGGCTCTCACATGCGCTCAACGTGAAGCGCGCCATCTGCGCCGTCAACCTGTACGGTGCTCCCGGCACGGGTAAGGGGATGCTCGCTGCGGGCCTCGCCGAGTGCTTCGACTCCATGCGCCCGAACGACCACAAGGCACTCGGACAGTGGAACGGAGGGCTCCTGGAGAACCCGGTGGTGAACTGCGACGAGGGCGTGCCGAGTATCTCGGGCGGCGAGTCACTACCCCTCGACCAAGCCTTCCGCTCACTCGTGACCGGCGGCAACGTCACCATTCGTAAGATGCGGACTGACCCGTTCAGCGCGAAGATTTACCCGCGCATCATGTTCACGTCGAACGACCGAGACATCATCAGGTCCATCGTGGGCAACCGGGACCTGACCGACGACGACACGGCAGCGATCGAAATGCGACTGCTGTCCGTCGAGGTGAGTGACAGCGCGCAGAGGCTCCTCACTAGCAAAGGTAACTTCGCATACACCCGAGGGTGGGTGGCGGGCGACAAACCCTCACAGCTCACGCTCGCCAACCACATCAAGTGGCTGTATGACCACCGAGTTGACTCACAGACCGGCTCCGGTCGCCTGCTCGTCGAAGGTGAGGTCAGCACCCGACTCGTCAGAGACCTGCGCCTTACGACGCGGGGCGCAGAGAACGTGCTCCGGTGCATCGTCAAGCTCATCGACGCATCACATGGCGGCAGCAACGTCAGCTCTATCCAGCTTCACCGGGGTGGGGTGTTCGTCACCGCCGCAGGCATCCAATCGTACGCCGAGACGAACCTCATGGTGCAGGGTGGGATCACGCTCAAGGCCGCAGGCTCCCAGCTCCGCAGGTTCTCGTACGAGCCCGAGGCCGAGGACAGCGGCACCAAGAAGACAACCATCTCAGGCAAGAGGGGGCGCTGGTTCGAGCTGGACCTCGAAGTCGTCTATGAACAAGCACTCGTCCATGGCATACCCGGCGAACAAGTACGCAGACTTCTCTGCGAGCAATCAGGGGGAGCACAGCGTGCCGAGGCAATCGAGGCGGCAGTAGAATGAGCTACATCTCCGCATCACAGATCGAAACCTTCGACGAGGGTTGCAACCGCTTCTGGTGGTTTCAAAGAATCCTCAAGCTGTCCGAGCCGCCCGCCGCACACTTCACGTTCGGCACGGTCACGCACGCGGTCAACGAACGCTACCTGTCCGCCGACAAGAACCAGCGCGTGCCTGAAGGTATCACGGACAAGAGGCACCCTCTGTTCGGGCAGAAGGCCGGGCGTCCGGTGAACTTGTACCCGCCCGGGTGGGACACCGCGACCGAGCGTGACGGTAGCGCCGCTACCGTCACCAAGACGGAGGCGCGCCTCATCCAGAAGCTCGTCGCCGAGTCCATCGAGAATGGTGTGCTCCGCTGGCGCGAAGGCACGCAGGTCGAACGCAAGCTCCTCGCGGAGATCATCAAGGGTGTGCAGCTCATCGGCTATGTCGATGCGTACAAGCCTCCGACCGATGTGCAACCGCTCCCGCTGATCGAAGATCACAAGACGTACGGCAAGGGCTCGCTGCGCTTCCTGAAGCGCGAAGACCCGAAGAGTCCGAACTACCTGGGCAAGAACCAGCAGCTCCTCACCTACTGCTACGCGATCTCCCAGCTCGATGGCTGGTGTGGCGACATGACCGTGCGCCACAACCAGTACCCTAAGTTCCCAGACAAGGCAGTCACCGCTGTCGATGCGACGATCCCCTACGCCGTAATCGTCAAGCATGGTGAGTACCTTCGCGACGTGGCCGAGCGTATGGAGCGCACACGAAAGATCAAGGACTGGGGTGATGTTCCCGGACCTAAAGACACCGGGAAGTGCGCAAGGTGGTATGGTAAACCATGTGCCTTCTCGGACATCTGCGGGCGGGCGGAAACCCCCGACGCCTACAAAGCGAGGCTCGAACGCCTCAAGTCTGGTAGCCCTGCTGCTCGACTCAACCTACCTCTGGCAACACCTAAGAAACGGAAATCCAACAAGGAAACCAACATGAGCATATTCGACCGAGCAAAGAGACAGAAGCTGGCGCGCAGCGACAACAAGGCCAAGGCGGGCACGGCGAAAGCCAAGGCCGCTGTCGCCGTGCCCGCCGTCAACGGGGCAGAGCCTGCGCCCGAGGTCGTCGTCCAAGGCGGCGCGCCTTGGGCCAACCCGAACTGCAAGGCATGCAAGGGCCGGGGCCTGACCAGCCGTGGAACCGCGTGCCCTATCTGCGACAATACGGCCAAGAAAGGCGGGCGTCCGACCAGCATGGCGTACGTCGTCGAGACTGACGACGAAGGGCTCGGCATCGCCGCTGCCCGTGAGGAGAACGTCACGGACCTCGTGGACGCCGGGATGCCCCTGGAGTGGGTCGAGGAGGCTCAGGCTACCACAGGCCCTGTGAGCACCCCTGCTACGTCCAAGCCTGTCGAGGCCCCGGTCGTCGCCGAGGAGCCGGAAGCCCCGGAGGCGGCCAGCAAGCCCTCCCCTGAGCCCGCCCGGCCCAAGGCCCCCAGGAAGCGCCGCACCAAGGCCCAGGCTGGCGCTGACACGGAGCCCGCTCAGGCCCCTGCCAAGCGCACGGCCGGACGCCCTCGTGTCGGCCTCACCATCATGCTCGGGTCGATGTACCTGCGCGGGATGGCGTCGAGCCGCGAGGTCCTGTCCTCGTCCGAGGTGCTCGCGCGCTTCGGGGCCGAGCTGGCCTCGGACATGGGTGCGGACTCGTACTGGCTCCTCGACACTTGGAAGAGGCGCGAGCGTCTCGCCGAGAAGGCCGACTACATCGTGTCCTCCCTTGCGGGCGCTGTCATCATCCACCCGGGTGAGCTAGGCAACGACGACATCGGCACGCTCATGCGTTCGCTGACCGGCGTGTCCGAAGGCATCGAATCTGTCATCGGGCGGGTCGGCTAAGTGAGGCCCCGCGAGCACATCAGAACCGAAGACGAGTAGAGCATGGCGAACCCCTTCCGCAACACCAAAGGCAAGCGTCGAGACACGGCTGACTCTCTTGAGATCGACCGCATCGTGAACCTGCCCTTGGTCCACGAAGTAGACAAGGATGTCATCGAAGCGTTCTGCGCCGATGAAGTCCAGGGCCGCTACTTCGAGGAAGGGTTCCGTCTGTTCGGCACGCAGGTAGGCGCTGTCCTAGCCTACGATCTGTATGGAGGAGGGTTCTTCCCGATCGGGGTGGGATGGGGCAAGACGCTCATCACCCTCATGATCGCGAACCGTGCTTACCTGCGCGGAGACTCCCAGCGCTCTATGCTGTTCGTGCCGTCGCAGGTCTACGATCAACTCACTCGCACCGACATCGCATGGGCGCGCAAGATGGTGGGGCTCCAGGTCCCGTTCCACTTGCTAGGCGGGCGCAACCTCGAAGACCGGCGGCGCATGGCTGCGTCCGGCAAGAAGGGTTGCTACATCCTGCCCTACTCACTACTCTCGACGCGCGACTCCGAAGCGCTGCTAGGTGGAGACAAGGAGAACCCACCCCCGAACAAGCGAGGCATCGCTGGCATCCAGCCTGACCTGCTGATCCTCGACGAAGCACACAACGTCAAGAACCCGAAGGCTGCGCGGACCCAACGCCTGCGCCGCTTCATGAACGCGCGCCAGCCTGCGCTAGTCGCGCTTTCGGGGACTATCACGTCGAAGTCGATCAACGACTACCACCACCTAATAGCCGCTGCCTTGCGAAAGCTCTGCCCGCTGCCGCAGAGCGACGCGCTCGCGACTAACTGGAGCTACGTCCTCGATCCTGAGAAGCCGGGCGAGGGCTTTGGCTCGCGCACTGGAAGTCAGGGGAAGACAGGCCCTCTCACCCCTCTAGTGGACTGGGCACGCAGTCACTTCCCCGACGAGGACATCCCGAGAGGCATCCCAGGGTTCCGCAAGGCGTACCGTCTGAGGCTAACGACTACCCCCGGGGTCGTCGCTACCGGCGACGCAGAGATAGGCGTGTCGCTCACCCTCCACAACGACCCGGTGCCGAAGTTCAAGCAGCACGCGGACTGGCCGCACCTCGAAGACCTGATGAAGCAGGTCGAAGACGAGTGGATCACGCCGTCCGGGGACGAGATCGAGGAAGGCTTCCACAAGTGGCGCTACCTCAACGAGCTGTCTAGCGGGTTCTACTACCGGCTGCGCTGGCCCGAGATCGAGGAGCTGACGCGCAAAGGTCTGAGCGAAGTCGAAGCCGAGGTGTACCTCAAGCTCGCGCTCGAACACCACGAGGCGCGTCAAGAGTTCGCACCGAAGCTGCGCCGCTGGATCGAGTACCAAGGTCGCCCCAGCATGGACACGCCGCTGCTCGTCACGAGCAACATGGCGAACCACGGCAAGAAGCATGTGGGCGCGGAGCTGTTCGGATTGTGGCGCGCGATGAAAGAGCTGGAGTTCGACGGGATGCCCGAGCGCATCTCCGAACCTGTCCGCATCTGCGACTACAAAGTCCAGCACGCGCTCGCTTGGGCGCAAAAGCTCCTCAAGTCCACCAAGGGCAAGCAAGGCGGGATCATATGGTTCCACCACAAGGAGATGGGTGTGTGGATCACGGAGCTGCTCAAGGCCGCTGGCGTGGCGCACGTCTACTGCCCGAGCGAGTCCGTCAAGAAGGGTAGCAACGAGCTGATCCGTGACCCGAAGAACGTGGACAAGATCGTGGTCGCCAGCATGGGCGGGCACGGCACGGGGAAGAACCTCCAACACTTTGAACAGCAATTCTTCTTGCAGTTCCCTCGACAAGCCGATACACTGGAGCAAGTCCTCGGACGCACGCACCGGAACGGGCAGATGGCCGACGACCTCATGCCCGTGACCTGCCACACGACCGACTTCGATCACCAGAATTTGTGGGCCTGCCTAATTGACAGTCTCTACATCCACCAGACCACCGGCAGCAGGCAGAAGGCTATCTACGCCTCCTACGATCCCCTGCCCCGCCGGTTCCCGACCGACTTCCTGCGCGAGCGAGGCTTCACGGACGTGGCCCAGCTCGACAGGGAGGCGAAAGCGCGACTCGCCGAGAAATTCGGAGAGATCACTTGACTTCTCTCCCACAAGGGAGTATGATGTTCCTGTTCAAGCACTTCGCTTGGACACATCAGAATCAACACCTTTACAGGAACTAGAACTATGGGCGCATTCAGTGGCCTCCGAGACGCCGCACGCGGCTTCTCCTCGAACCCTCTCCGTGCCGGGCGTTACCTCGCCCGCATCGACTCCTGCGACTCCTTCGAGGCCGAGCAGAAAGGTCTCATGTGGAAGAACACTCTGACCATCCTTGCCGTCGAGGACGGCGGGGAGCAGCCGCACAAGGTCGGTGAGCAGGTTCACGTCTTCTGGAAGCGCGGGCAGTACCCCAAGGTCTTCCTCCAGAACATCAAGTCTTTCATCGCTGGCGTCCTCGACGTGGCTGACGAAGAGGTGGGTGAAGAGGAGGCCGAGCAGGTGCTATCCGACGATAACCCGGTAGAGGGCCTCGTCACTCTGGTGACTGGTCGCCAACAGGCGAGCAAAACTAGCCGCGACGACGACGGCAACCCGTTCAAGTACACCGTGTACTCGTGGGGAGCCAGCCTTGACGACGAGGAGATCGTGGAGGCAGTCGGTGAGGACGGCGTGAGCCGCTTCTTCCCGAACGGTCTGTAACGGACCAACCCGAGAGACGAGGTGCCCCGCTCACCCCGAGGGCATAGGACGAACAAATATCGGGGAAGTGAACAACTCCACTTCCTCGTCTCTCACCTTACACCGATAGCCCGGTGGCCCGGACCTGGGAAGGCTACGAGTGGGTGCGAAGCCCACACTCTTAGGGGAGTGGCGAAATGCAGACGCGCGGAACACCCGTGCTCTTGTCAGGTATACACTTCAAGGAGCGTGCAGGTTCGAGTCCTGCCTCCCCTACCATTCAACTCACGGAGACACGCCATGTTCAAACCGATGCTCGCGGGGAAAGCACCCGCCGATCTCTCGAAGCTCCGCTACCCGGTGCTCGCCTCTCCCAAGCTCGACGGCATCCGCTGTCACATCCACGAGGGCGAGGCCAAGTCCCGCTCGATGAAGCTCATCCCGAACGCCTCGGTGCGCCGCGCGCTCGAAGGACTGCCGGACGGGATCGACGGCGAGCTGATGGTGGAGGGCGGCTTCTCCGCGTGTACCTCCGCGTTCATGTCCAAGTCCAAGGTCATCGAGCAGTTCGTGTTCTTCGCCTTCGACTGGATTCAGCCGGACGGCGAGGAGAGGCTCAACCGCTACTTCGATTCACGACTCTCCATGCTGACTCAGTGGAGTGAGGCCCAGGGCCATAACAACCTCCGCGTCGTGGAGCATGTCCTGATCGACAACGCCGAAGACCTCGCGCTCTACGAGGCTGAGTGCCTCGCGCAAGGCTTCGAGGGAGTCATGGTACGCGACCCGAAGGGCGCGTACAAGTACGGGCGCAGCACCACCCGCGAGGGCTACCTCCTCAAGATCAAGCAGTTCGCTGACGAGGAGATGACAGTCACCTCGTTCGTCGAGATGATGCACAACGACAACGAGGCCGAAGAGGATGCGTTCGGTCGCACCAAGCGGAGCACATCGAAGGAAGGGAAGCGCCCTGCCGGGGTCATGGGTGTGATGGTCGGGAAGACCGAGGACGGCGCTATCGTCGAACTCGGGACCGGCTTCACCTCCGAGGAGCGGGAGGTGATGTGGAACATGCGAGCAACCCTCATCGGGAAGCTGGTCAAGTTCAAGCACCTTCCTGATCCGTGCGGTCGTAAGAAGGGTCAGCGCCCCCGCCACCCCGTGTACCTCGGCTTCCGCGACACGGCTGACCTCTCGTGAAGAGGTTCTGCGTTCTAGTCGAGGACTGGTCATGAACTTCTGGGATTTCATTGGACAACACCCGTACATCACGCTACTGTTAGGCATCGTGCTCCTGCACCTACCTGTCGCCATCATCAAAGCACTCAAGAACCAGCCCGATGACTGACCTACTCTTCTTCGACTCCGAGACACACCGCATCGCTGCGGGTCGCATCGCGCCGCCGATGATCTGCGGCATCTTCACCGTGCTCGGGGGCGAGCGCTACGAGACCCAGGTGAAGGGCAACCATCCCGACGACGGGCTGGAAGACATGCTGGAGTGGATGCTGACGGACGACGACATCAAGATCGTCACGCAGCGCGGAGGCTTCGACTACGCAGTCATCTGCACGACGTTCCCGCGCCTCATCCCCTTGGTGTACGCCAAGCTCATCGCGGGCAAGGCGACCGATACGATGTGGCGCGAGAAGCTGCTCAACCTCTCGACCACCGGGCGGCTCGACAACCTCACGCTGCCGGACGGCAGTTCTAAGCGCATCCTCTACAACATGGGCGCGATGGCAGCGAACTACCTCGGCATCGACATGAGCGAGGAGAAGGAGAACATCGAGGAGAGCTGGCGCGCGAACTACGGCACGCTCGACGGCTGGCTCGCAGCCGAGTACCCCGACGACGCGATGAAGTACGCGGTCGGTGACGGCGAGATGACCGGCGACATCTACTTCGCGCAGGAGTCGAGGCTGGAGCAGTTCGGCTTCGCGTCGGTCGAGACCGAGGAGTTCCAGATTGTCAAGGACTTCGTGCTCTACATGATGTCCGCCTGGGGCATGGAGACTGACCCCGAGGCCACCGCAGAGATGGCAGCGAAGGTCCAGGTCGTCATGGACGACACCAAGGACCTGCTAGAGCAGTCCGGCATCCTTCGCGGAGAGGGCCGCTTCGGAGCGCCCTACACCAAGGACATGGACAACGCGCTCGACCTGATCCTGCGCGAGTTCGGCACGGACTTCTATCAGGAGTTCGATGAGCAGTCCGACGACTGGAGCGAAGTCGGCGCGTGGCTCGTGGAGCAAGGCGTCAAGATGAAGAAGGCTAAAGGCAAGTTAGGCTCGATGAATCAGGCCAAGCTCCAGGCGCACCTTGCCAAGCTCTACAAGCATCTCGGCGAGATCCCGCCCATGACTGACGGTGGTGAGAAGGGCGAGCCGCAGATCAAGTGCGACGCCGAGGTGCAGGAGTACCTAGCGGTGAAGTGCCCGGTCATGGAGCAGTACCACCAGCGCGCATCGCTGGGCAAGATCAAGGACCAGATGCTCCCCGTGCTGCGGTCTGGGCCGGTCGTCTACCCGAGCTACGACGCGATCAAGGAGACGGGGCGTACGTCCTCGTTCGACGGCGGCAAGGTGAAGGGCTCGAAGGTGCTCCGCAACTACCCGTCCGTCAACATCCAGCAGATCCCGAACCTCATCCGAGGGCTCGATCCTCGTCAGTGCTTCCGGCCCCGCGCGGGCACGGTGTTCTTCGACGTGGACTTCACCGGCCTCGAACTCGCGTGCGTCGGCCACATCACGGGCGAGCTGTTCGGACACTCGGTACACCGCGACCTCTACAACGCTGGCGTGGACCTGCACGGCTACCTAGGCGCGCAGCTTGCGCTCAACTCCACGCCCACGGCGACGGAAGAGAAGCCTTGGCTGCCGACGTTGGCGCTCGACTTCCAAGCAGGCGTCCGCGAGGAGGGAGTGGTCGGCGACCCTATGGCCGTGTACGAAATTTTCAAGGGACTCAAGGGTCACGACGGCGATCACGTCGCGGACTTCTTCAAGCACTTCCGCTCGTTCGCCAAGCCGGTCGGCCTCGGGTTCCCCGGCGGGCTCGGCCCGGCAACCATGGTGGAGTTCGCGCGCAAGACGTACGGCGTCATCATGACCGAGGAAGAGGCCAGCGCGTATCGCGACTTCTGGCGCGAGACCTACCCGGAGATGCCGCAGTTCTTCGACTGGATCAACGGGCAGACCGATCCGTACAACGGGTCGAGCGGCGACAGCTACTACACCTACACCACGCCGATGGGTTTGGTGCGCCGGGGCGCGAGCTTCTGCGCTGCTGCGAACGGGTGCTGCATGCAGTCGCCCGGCGCGGAGGCCGCGATGATGGGGGCCGTCCTCGTGTCGCGGGCGTGCTACGACCCGACGCAGAGTTCGGTGCTCTACGGGTGCCGACCGATCGCGTTCGTCCATGACCAGCTCATCGGCGAGACAACCAAGGACCCGCAGAAGTGGGCCGCCCAATGCGAGGAAGTCGCCAAGCTCATGCGTGAAGGCGCGGAGATGGTGCTGACCTCGATCACTATGAGAACCGACGAAGCCCTGCTGACCTCCGTGTGGACGAAGGCTGCCGAGCCCGTGCGTAACCCTGAAACCCAAGACCTGCAAGTATGGACACCGAACCTATGAACGATCAACAAGACGAGGGCCGCATCGACACCTCGCGAGCCGGAGGCATTTCCGAGTTCGCCCGGCAGGAGGAAGGGGCGGATGAAGCGCGCGTCCAAGGTGCGCTGGCCGAGATGGCTAGCTCGCCTCCCTCGGCGGCGTGGTGCTTGGAGGCCTTGATGAGGGCGCGCAGGGTCGCCATTCAAGAGACCCACGACACCTCCTGCGTGACTGGCGACGAGCGTCAGTACGAGCCCCTCCCTGACCTACCTGAGAACCTCCAAGGCATCTCCGAGTTCGCCAGCCGCGAAGAAGCCGCCGAGTGCTACACGAACCGCGAGGCCCGCGAAGCTAACGCTCGTCGCCAATTCTCTCCCCCTCAGAACGAACTCACCATCATGGACGAAGCAGAAGACATTCCCGCCGACCTCATCGCGCAGATGAACACACCTGTTGTGTCCGGCACCAAGGACACCAACCCGAAGGATGGCGTAGGCTCACTCAAGCCGAGCTACACGAACGTCCCGGTGCCGGTGCTCTACGAGCTGGGCGCTGCTCTCGCCGAGGGCGCGCGGAAGTACGGCGGCTACAACTGGCGCGTGGCCGGTGTCCGCACGAGCGTCTACATCGACGCGACCCGACGACACCTGGATTCGTTCTGGGAAGGTGAGGACATCGACCCCGACTCCGGGCTCTCCCACATCACCAAGGCCATCGCGTCCTTGACGGTGTTCCGCGACGCCCAGATTCAGGGCATGGTGGAGAACGACGATCGCCCGCCCAGCACGCAGGCTCCGTTCATGGCCGAGGGTCGGGAGCGGATGGTCGCGCTGCACCAGCGCTACCCGAGCCCCGTGCCGAACTACACCGAGGCCCAGGTCGCGCACACGCGCACCGTGCCGGTTTCGATCTACGGCGGGCAGACGCTAGGATACGACATCGAGGTCATGCTGCCCTCGCCCGACTCCCTAGACGGCTTCGTGTGGGCGCAGCAAGGGGCAAGGCGGGCTGATGTAGACCAAGCCCTCGCCGTGGCTCAGGCGCTCAGGGACGACGGTTACGCGCGGCGTGTGGTGCGCATCATGCGCGCCATGCACAAGATCGAGCAGATGGCCGACTCCCAGGAGTTCATCGTTGGTGAGATGCGCGAGCCCTTCGCCACGGTGTTCCCCGGTGATCTGAGCCTCACGGCCATGACCGACGACGAAGCCGAGGAGCAGGCCGCGCTCGAAGCCGCGCTCGAAGCCGAGCTGGAAGCCGTGGACCCTGAGACCGGAGAGGTGGAGGCATGATCGTCCTACGCATCCCTGACCTGAGCGCGTCCTCCCTCGTGGAGGCCGAGCGTGCTGTGATCGTCCGGGCTCTCAGGCAGGCCGGAGGGCACGCCGAGACTGCTGCCGACATTCTGAACATGGGCGCTAGCACCATGTACCGGAAGATCGCCGAGCACGGCATCTCTGAGAAGGAGCGCTACTGATTCCTTCGGGAATCCGCTTGACAGCTACCTATAATGATGTAGTATGTCTGTACCGGAGGCACTCGTGCCCGGCATGAGGAAGGCGGCACACAATGAAACACCCGCGCCTCAAGGGCCACCCCCCCCTCCGGCTTTGACCAAGAACATGATCTCATTAGGCATAGACCCTGACTCCAAAGACCTGAGCCTTGCAACCTGGGGGCCTTCAGGCCCTCTCGATGCGCGCGTGGATCACGTCGTTGGGAGGGCATCGGACTACCAGATGCTCGAAGCGCTCTGCCGCGAAGACCTCTTGTGGTGCAAGAAGCCGAACATCGTCATCATCGAAGGTCAGCAGATCGACCGCCGCAAGGCGCGCCCTCAAGACCTGTTCAAGCTGGCGCACGTCACTGGAGCTATCGCGCTCCGTGTTCGTCAGGTCTACCGCAACGTCGAGATCCTGATACCCACTCCGAAAGTTTGGAAGGGATCTGTTGCAAAACACGCGATGCAGGCTAGACTGTACCGAGAGCTGGGATGGGGATACACCATCATCGGCACGGGCACCAGCCGCTACGCGCGACCGGAGGCACCTCCCGTCCATTTCAAACACATCTCCGCAGGTCAGTGGAAGCACGTCGGTGACGCGCTCCTCCTCGCCAAGTGGGGGCACGACCAACTGACAGCATGACCGCCAAGAAAAAACCAAGCAAGAACATGAGCGCACAAGACAAACAAGAAATCCTCCAGCAGATGATGGACAAGGCCGCGTCGCGGCGCGAGTCCAACGTCGAGCTGATATCCAAGGTGAAGAAAGATCCCAAGCTCGCCAAGCGCGTGCGGGAGCTTCTCTGCAAGGACTTGCAGCGCGTAGCCACCGTCCCGAAGCAACTCGGGCCGTCGTCGAGCCGCGACCGCTACCGCGAGATCGGGCACTACTCGCCCGTCTTGGTCCGCTACCTCATCGGCGCGTGGCCCGAGTTCCAGCGGCAGGCCGGGCTCGCTGAGTCGCTGGGCTCCAAGCAGGTCGAGCGTAACATCTCCAAGACGCTGCGCGCCCAGCAGGTCATGGAGTATGCGGACTCTAACGTCAAGCCTTGGGACGACGCATACTCGAACCTGGACATGACCAGCGACGAGGTTGTGCTCCAGATCGGTAGCGACTTTCACTCCAGTTTCTGTGACCCGTTCGCCCTGCGTGTATGGTTCGACGTTATGAAGATGGAACAGCCGCACGGCGTCCGGTACAATGGCGACCTCGTGGACTTCCCGAGCCTGTCGAGGCACAGGCAGCTCCCGGGCGCGTTCGCCATGTCGCTCCAGCAGGAGTGCAACTTCGCGAAAGACTCGCTGCTGGGACGAGCCCGCAAGATCCTGCCCGATGCCGACATCAAGGTGGTCATGGGCAACCACGACATCCGCATGGTTACTGCGCTCGCGGACTCTGGGCCGATGTTCCTGTCGATGGACTCGCTCAAGTACGCCGAGCTGCTAGGGCTCGACGAGCACGAGGTGGGTCTGGTGTGCCGCTCGACCTTCCTGAACCCCAGCGCGATGATGCGGAAGAACGACATCGCACAGAACTGGGAGACGCTGCCTGACGCTTACGGGCGTCCGTTCTACACCACGGTCCACGGCTTCCTGACTGGCAAGGGCTCGGCGCAGAAGCACGCGCTTCGGTTCGGCACCAACGGCACCAACGGGCACATGCACAACCCGGAGAGCACTACCTGGGGCTGCCTCGCGACAGGCGTGGTCGAGTGGGACCAGACCGGCGTGATGGCGTACCCGCCCGGCGTCGGCGCGGGCTACTTACCCGGCCCGACCGAGAGCTACGGGCACGTCACGACGTTCAACATCGTGCGTCTGTTCCCGAAGGCCCGCCACGTCCAGACCACGCAGGTCAAGATCGGCGAGACTATGGCCTATTACGGAGGGTACGTCTGGGAGATCACCGAGGAGGAGCAGGACGCTCGCGAGGACATGCTCACGATATGAAGATCGAACAACGAGTCGAGATCAAAGGGGACGACGTGGTGCTGCGCCTTATCAACCACGACACCCGGGAGCAGACCTCGCGCATCTACGCAGGGCTGGGCAGGTACGCAGCCTTAGAAGGCAAGGATGTGGTCATCCGCATCCCGGCCCGCGTGGGGCTCAACATCAAGGCTGGGGCAGGACGCTAGATCCCGAAGCCTAGATCAGCGATCCTCGTCTCTGATTTCGTGTTCCGGTCGCTGTCAACCCAGTCTAGCAGCTCTCGCTCGAACGTCCGCAGCACCACGGCGTCGGCGCGCTTGGCCGCGCCGAGTTCTAGCCGATCGAAGAAGGGGCTGGGCCGCGACGGTCCCACCGAGTCCACGACGTACATGAAGGGCCGCCCCCCTCTCGCCGCGCTCTCTTGGTTTCGGCGCAGCCCGTCGCGGTACTGCTCCTTGGTGAGCCTTCGCACATCCGTCTCGCGCACAGGACGCCCGCCTTTGATGCGAGGGTCGTCGTTAGGGTCGTCGAAGAAGACCAACTTGCGAGCCGTCTTGGGTCCGAACGCCCCGCGCCCGTCATGGTAGTAGACCGCCCAGTAGTGAGGGATGAAAAGATCCGCGCGCTCCTCCGACTCATTTACGATGAGTCGAATAGCAGCACGCAGCGTGCTAGAGCCGATCGACTTCTTGACGAGACGCAGCTCTCGAAAGCCCAAGTCTTGCAGGATGAGCCGGACGGTTCTTTTCGAGTCGATCACTGCGCCCCTCCTTGACGGCGGCCGATCTCGGCGTTACCTTCTTGAGGGGCCTTGCGTCCCTCTGCGGCCATCTCGGCCCGCGTCATGCTCTGCCTGGAGGTCGGGCGAGTCTGTTTCGGATCGCCGGGCTCGCGGTCCCTCGCGCCTTCGAGCAGTCCGTCGTCAGGGTTGCGGGCCGAGCCTGCCAGAGGCTCGGCCATGCCTGCCAGAGTGTTCTGAGCGCCAAGCGTCATGCCGTCTAGGATGGTGTTGAACCCGTTGCCGGGCTGTACGAACTGAGGCACGCCGTTGTCGTCCACAGGCTTCGCGCCCTTGGCGACCCATTTGTCCTTGGCGATGGACTGTGACTCGCCCTCGGGCTGCGCGAACTTGACACCATCGCCACCGAGGGTGCATGATAGCACGCGCGAGAAGTTCTTTTGAGCCTGACCTAGCTTCCGCATCTGGAAGGTCAGCATGGCGTTAGGCCCTTCGTTCGCGGCACCGATCTTGCCGGGCAGCGCTATGTTCGCGAGCTGCGGCGGCATGCCGTGGGCCGTGGCGATACGCATGTCGAGCGTGCCTGATTTTTCAGTGAAGCCGCTGTTGCCAGCGTCCTCCATCGCAAGTTTCTCAATCTGCACGGTCGTTTCCTCCGGGTTGCCGGGGATATGAACAGCCTGCGCCTTGTGCGAGTTGCCTATGCCTTGGTTAGCCTTGAGCATTGTCTCGATCTTCGGCCAGCACCCGCCGATGTTCTTGCCGAGCAGGAACAAGAGGAACTCCGGGACACCCCTATTGAAGTAGAAGTCGAACTCGTGTTGCGTCATGCACTGGACCAGCTCGATGCTGGGCACAGCAGCCATGTAGTCAGGGTAGCCATAGAACCGCGAGCGGTTGGTAGGTTGTCTCAAATGTATGATCTCACTATTCGCGATGCTGCCTCCGAGCGCGCTCGCCGTGCTGCGGTCGCTGGCGAGGATAGAGTCGTTGGCCT